ACCCCTGGCTGAGACGCTGCCTCACGTCCAGGACTTCGGGGAATTGAACAACATAAGTCTTGCTCGATCTTGTGATCTCAACCTCCCATGACAGGCGCTCGCCAGCCTGGAGGTCTTCGGTGTCCTCAGGCTCCATCGTGATCTCGATTTCCCCCCGTGCAGCATCGCCCACCACAGACACCTTGTCCGCTGCGAGGGTCAGCTCGACAAGTTCATCACCCGAGCCAAGAAAGATAGCCTTGATGGCGGTCGCATTCTCAAGGCTGAACGGTGCGCCGTTCGCCGTCTTGAGCAAAACCTTGATCGTCCGATCGGTGCCTTTGATGATCGAGAGAAGCTGACTTTGCATGTCCTTAGTCCTCGCATGTGTGAACGACGCCGATCAGCAGATCTTCGTCGAGTATATGACCAATCAAAGCGCCATCATCCGATGCGCCACCACCATCATCTCGCAGGAATAGCTCGTAAGCCTTTCTGATCAGAGTCAGGCCATCGTTCTGATAGACAGAGTAGACGACATCCACAAACGGAACATCGGGCATGTCGAGTTCGTTGTTCTCGTATTCGCCCTCTGAGTATTCGAGATAGCTCAGAACTGCTGCGTCTTCCCAGAGAGTGAACGGATCTCGGGAAGTGACGCGAGCCGTGATGATCAGATCATCGGAGCCATCGTCGATGGCGACCCATAACGGAATCTTGGAACCGACTTTTACATTGATGCTCATTAGTATGTCCTGCTCCGTTTCATTGTCATTTTCACATAATCAAGAGTCAGACCTCTAAACGTTCCTGGAGGAGTCGGTCCTGCTGAATCTACCTGGATATAGGCATTGATCCATTTAAAACCAGCTCCAACATTGGCATTCGTCGTTTCGTAGGTCGTGACAAGAGCGCCTTGGAAGTAGTGTCGCCAGATAAGGCCAGCGCCAGCAGGTTTGACTTCACATTCCAGTTTATATGTTCGCCAGTTTGTGCTTATTGCTTCAACTTCAGTGAATTCCGATCCAACGACCCCACCGTCTCTGCGTCGTATATACCAAATGCCATTCGCTGGCTGGAGAGATCCATTCAAGTGTAGACCAGTTTGAAAACTGACAGCGTTCGAGTTATGGCTCAACCTCTCGCCAAGACCCATGAAAGCGTAGAGTTCATTCCCAGGTGGGAGGTTGTTATTATAAAATTTGAACTTGTATTCAATGCTCCAGATCACTCCAGCAAACGCGCCCGCTCCGGCCCCATAGGCATCCAGATGCAAACTGAAAGCAAGGTTGTTTGATATAGTTTCAGTCCACCTCCCATAGCCGTTAGCAGCGTTGGAATACATGCTATGCATTCCAATAGCGCCGTCTTTGAAGGCGTAATCTATAAGCTGAAACGCACTGCTGCTTGAAAAATCCCCGAGAGGATTCGTTTCAACTGAGTTGATCCAGTCTTTCATAACAATATATTCTGTGGCCGGGTCAGGAGAAGATGAAGGTATGTCGATCCACTCGACATCAAAGTCATCGTCGCTCGCTTTTGATGCGATCTGTCCTGTCGTGCCACCTGCGGCAAGCCCTGGGCCAGCAGGACCAGTTTCTCCCTGCTCCCCTTGAGGACCTTGCTCGCCCTGAGCCCCTTGAGGTCCCGCATCGCCTTGAGGGCCAGCCGGTCCCTGCTCTCCTTGTTCTCCCTGCTCACCTTGCGGACCTTGAGGACCTTGAGGACCAGCCGGGCCTTGCGGTCCAGGAGGCCCTTGATTTTCCCCACCGATATTTATCAAGCCCATGCTAGCTGCTCCTTTCCCAGGCTGAGTTTTTGACTTCCATGTTGTACTCGGCCATGACCATCGCAACATAGTCATCGGTCGAACAGACTTCATCACTGCAATGTCTCGCATTGCCTTTGCGATATGATGCGATCGCTTTCTCGATATTGTTATTATATCGCTGGAGAAGCCGACTCAGATATGCCTCGGAGAAAACTATGTTCGTCTCGACATCGAGGAGCCCGGTCAGAGGCCCGTTGTATCCGAGCCAGCGAGCCGTGCCGCCCATTATCTGACCGAGTCCCCAGGAAGTCTGCTGCATGATGCGCTCGGTCTTCTGTGTGATCCCGAGCATCTTCGCGTGAGCTTCCACATTCCAGACATACTGAAAATCAGGCTCAAAGCGAACTGCGTTCGGGTCGTAGCTCGATTCAATCCTGAAGATAGCCATCAGCAAAAGGTTTCCTGTCGGGATCTCAGACGGAGCCAGCACCCGACGAACATAAGGCCAATCAACGAATGTCATCACATCACCCTCATCGTTCCGGGGCCGACTCCCAGATCTGCCCACCGCACATGTTTTAAAGGAACCGAAAGGCTATTCAAAAGAAGAGTTGCTTCATCAAGATGCTTTGGAACCCAGAGGCTATCGAGAACCCTTTGAACCTGATCATCAGCCAAGGGCTTCCAGATGTCATGGCTGGCTCGATCGGATACGACAAAGGCCGCGCCAGGACTGACTTCAAAGTGAGCTATCTCAGGAAGCAAGGTCTGGAATATCTGGTTGATAAAGAACGTGTGAACGACTGTCGCCACCCCAGGGATCCCAGCCGCTTTGATAAGATTGGGAAACCCATCAAGAAGGATCCAATCAACATCGACCAGAATATTCCAATCGGCATCACGTCCGAGTTCGTGGATCTGGACCTTCTCGTAGGTCGCAGGAAGATCAGGAAACCTGCGCGTCTCTATGGGATGAAAATTGAAACCGTGGATGGCAGCATAACGCTCGAACGCGGGGAATGCCGCCGCCTTGCACTCGGGCCGATAGTCATTCACATAGAGAGTAAACAGGTTGACCTTCATCATGACCTCGCAACGCATATCCAGCGACTTGCCGCCGTGTTGTAAACGAGATGCGCAGAGTTCACAGACGTATGAGGTGAAACGCCTTTGATGAAAATACGATTGGCAGCGGTCGTTTCATCAGTGCTTTCGCTATAAAGAATCATGTTCTCGCTGGTGCCATCCATCATGACAACCAGCTCTCTCGGTCTTGCCGGGCTCGGTGCGACGATGCCCTTGACCAGATCACCTGATGTTATCAAGAGAACCCCGGCGCTCCCTGGGTCGATCCCTGTGCCACTACCAACAGCCACGTTTTTGGATGTGAGCTGGCTGTTGCCGGGCTCCGAATAGATCTCGTCAACAGTGAACCAATCAGTGCCGTTCGAGTAAAGGGTGAATCCGCCATACTCGCCAGAGATGTACTTTGATGCGGCGACATTGTTGATCTTCTCGGAGGCATTGGGCTGAACCTCGATCGGGTATGTGTCAGCGCCACCCGTGGCATCCTTGAATGTGAAGATCAGGCCATCAGCCGGCGCGGGCAATTCAAAGACGACGATGCCCACGGCGGTATCGCAAAGGAAGGTCGTCAGGTGCTGCGAGGCCGTCATGGTCACAGTCGTGGGACCCGTTGGCGATGCCGTGACGCGCTCGAATCGTCTGAAGTCCGATCGCCCATTCGATCTCAGTTTCAGTTCTGATGATGATGCCTCGCGCCGAAATCCAAGGGGATTGGCGAGGCTCGATCGAAACAGAAGGTCAAGCTGCTCGTTTGCACCGCGACCGAATTCAAGGACAGATGATCTTATTCTGTGAATGAGACTAGGCATTAGAACCACTCCACGGCATTATTGATGAGCTGAGGATACTGATCAGAGGCAACACCGCTCTCATCAATGCATTCAGTTACGTTTTCATCAAACAGGCAGTTCTCGATTCGGCAACGATCGCCATTGACTTCGATGCACGCATCGGAGCCGCCAGACCACCCTGATGCAAAGCCAGCACCGCGCAGGATCACATCATCACCGTTGACGATGATTGCCCTGGTCAGAGCAAAGTTCGACTTGTAGAAAGTCGTGAACAGGAAATCTATTTCCACCTTGAACGGTATAGTGATCGTGGCGTTCAGGAAAAGGTTGGTATTGCTGCCGACGAACAGGATACGAGCGCCGGCGCTGATCGCAGCAAGACAGGTCGCAAGGTCTTCATAATGAGCCCCCGAGAAGTCGCCGATGAAAAAGTTGTATTCTTGAATGCGCGGCGCTCTCTCGTCCAGGTTCTTCACCCATCTTTGAGTGATATACTCCAACCAGTTCATATAAGGCGCAGGCGGCTTTTGCCCAGCCTGCCATCCAGCCTGCTGAACCCCTGATGGTGGCTCGACGAGATCGACCAAAGGTGTGGGGTTGCTATCTCCCCAATTGCTGAACTTATCCGGGCGATCTTCAGTAATAAAAATAGGCATAACGAACCTCTCTCGAAATTGAAGGGTCAGACATAGAGCCCTGAAAACACGCCGCCGACATCGGGATCGCTGAGAGATCCAAAGCCAGCGCCGAACGTGCCACCATCGAATGCAAAGACATCATCGGGGTCTGTGTCATCAGGTGGCGAGACGATCAGGTTGATCTTGACCCCTGCGGCAACAACCTCCTGGAGATTGGCATAGACAAATGATGCCGGCGCTGCCGGGATGATCCCGTTCACATAGAGCCCGACATTGGCTCCACCAAGGTTCATGTAGTGAACTTCGGTGGCCTGGAAGATCAGGCGGGTGGCTCTGATCACCGCATCAGGTTCACCCTTGCTGAAGTTCTTGACGATCTTGACCGCAACAAGAATGCGGTAGAAGTCGTCCTGTAAACCCTCGCGCTCCTGACCAACGAGATCGCCAAGCTTGTCCAGAAAGTCGCCCGTGGCGTTGGCAAGAAGTTCCGCGCTGAGGAGATCGACCAGCACATTCTCAAGGTCCTGGATCTGCTTTGCGAGCATCCCGATGGTGCCCTCGATCCGAGGCTGACCCTTCTTGTTGCCGGTCAATCTATCTTTGGCATCCTGAACATGAGTCGTGACTTTCGTTATCTTTGATTCAGCCATGTCAAAACCCTCTCAGGAGGAGGCAATGTTAATCTGTATCCGCGAGCTATCGAACCGCGCGATCTCGTCGGGCGCGATGCTGATGTTGCTATCAAGGGTCGGGTTCGATGCGGTCCCGATCCTGACAGCCGCATTCAGAATCCCGCGGCTGATGACATCAAGCGTGCAAATGAAATATGGGTAGACGATAACATCATCACCTGTCCCAAGTCCTTCCCCATAAGCGAGGATGGCCGCTATGATCAGGTCTTCCCCATCGAGCGGGAAATCATCAGGGTCAATCGTCAGATCAATCTCGACCCAGATCGAAACCTCTTCTGCATTGTCCCACCGAAGCGTTTGAGGAAAGCCTGAGTCATCTGTGATTGTCTCGCTCTCTGCGCCATAGGTTCTGATGCCTGCGGCCACGGATGCAAAGAGCTGCCGCGCAATGGGTAGAGGATCACCGCCGAGCAAAACCACTCGAACAGATTTTGCCGGGAGGCCATCGACTGTCGCCTCCGTGTTGTTGATATACACGACACAAGACTCGACACCTTCAACCTCAAGCATCCTCGCCCTGATCGCATCCGGTGTACAAAGAGCGCCGAGCGCGATCTGCTGCGCCCTACGAATCTTGAAGGCAGCATCAGTTTCCTCTGCATCTCCCTGCTCTGCATCGAGCGGGTTCGTTATGCTATCCCAGCCAGAGACGCTATCCTCTCTGACTGTCAGGGACCCCGCTGGCGCTGGGATCGGTCCCGATGTTTGAGCGGTCATCGTCCCATCAACCCCAGGCAGCACGCCGGCCTGAACGCGAGCGATCTCGGGGATCACATCGCCGACAGCTATACCATCAGAGCTTAGAGTATTGGACCCAAGGCTAATGAGCGCCTGTGGTTTCTGCCCATCAGCGCCCGTGAACGTGATTGTAAAGCCCGAATAGAAACTACCAATCACCGTAACCGCCGAGATTCCCGAAAGGGCTTCCAGCGCATTCTCGATGTCGGTTGCATCATCGTTCCATTGAATGGCTGATGTCGCCTCGCCACCGAACACAAGAGTGAAGGCACCGCCGACCGGCTGATCATCAAAGATGATCTCTTGAATCTCATTCACCCCTGCGCCAATGGTATATGCTGCATCGGTTTCAAAGATCGACTCGGGACTCCCTTCGACAGACGCCCGGGTCCCTGCCGGGATCACGGTCCCTTGAGTGCCGCTGAGACGAACCCCCACAGTCGAGAAAGTCGCCGCTCGGCGGATCAGACCGTTGAATGAGGCCACATCATCGAACTGCTTCCCCTCAGCGGTGCGCGGATAGCGGGCGAGATACACCTGCTCCACAAGCTCCCAGATCTGGGCAAACCGCTCAGACATGATGCCAAGGAACTGGCCGATGGGTCGCCTCGGGTCGAGATCGACCGCGTTTCCGTATACCCCTCTGGCATCCTCATTCAGTTCCGTCTGAATATCAGCAAGCCGCTTGATTACCAGCCCTTCCGGCGTTACCCCGAATGTCATTTACGCGCCCCCTGTTGGAGTGATGATGGATGTAAAATCAAGGATACCTTCCACTGTATAAGCCTGGAACTCGATCGTCAGGACGCGATTCGCCTTGTCGGTGAGCTGGCTCGAATAGTTGACGAGAGAGATCACACCAGGGCAAGCGCCGATCTCGTCGATGAAAATGGTGTCGATGTTTTTCTGGCTCTGACCCTTTTCAAAAATCTCCGTGAACCATGGCAGACCCAGAGAGGTATCGAGGAACCACTCGCCCAGAACCGTTTGCAGGTTCTGCTTTATGATCTGAGAGATCTCCTCAGTTCCTTGAACCATCACCCAGTTGTTGTTCTCAAAGGCGATGTCGCCCGTTGCATCATTGATTCCTATGTTCATCCCATTGCCCTTTCTGTATCAACCAGAGTCGCAGGGGTCGGCGCGACTGAGTTGAGCCCTGTCGTCGTGAGTTTCAGAAGCAGGAAAGCCTCCCGGAAGATCGGGGGGACCGCACTATCAAGGGGATCGTCGGCATTCGGCACACCACCTATCTCCAGGATCTTCGCAGCGGCCAGCGCGATCGAAGCCGGGCTGATGATCGAACTGACGATGGAGGAGAACTTTGTCGCTGGCGAATCGACGACGATATAGGATCCGGCTTCGACGACTGCGGTCGATGCCGTGAGTCCTGCCTGCATGGCTGCGGAGATGACTGCTGGCGTGTTGTTTGAGAGCGCCGATTGGAAAGCCGACTTGCCAAAGGTGAAGACCGCTGACGGTTCGCCAGATGAATTGATAAGGCCAGGAGAAGAAAGTTTATTTGTAACCAATCCATCAATAAGGTTGGCAAGGTTCGCTTTCCATGCGTCATTGCCAACATTGGGCAGATCCTCTGCAAAGGCTTCAATCCAATCGTTTTCAGAATCAAGCGCCATCCCCTTACCCCAGCTTGAGTTGTGTCAGCTTGTCGATTAGCTGCTGGTTCGTCTGCTTCTGTTGATCGAACTGAGCGGCGTTGATCGGGGTTCCGGAAGGCCCCAGGCCTGTCGGCACCGTGATCTGTTTGATCAGATCAATCATCGCATTCTGGGCTTCCAAAGCCTTGATGCACATGTCGATGAGTTCGACCGTGCCGTTCGAGAGGCTGAACTTGCCGTCTTTGGTTATCCGGGCTTTGGCTTTCGTCACCTCCAGCGAGATCTCTGTGTCCTCGATAAATGAAAGGAGGGCCTGGCCGAACTGAATGGTGAAGTTGTCCCCGATCGGAAAGGTGCGCGTCAGATCGTAGAGCCCGGGTATGGCAATCGCATCAGACATCGAGAACACGCGGGTCGAGCCCGGCGTATCGAGCGCTCCTGACTGCTTCCATTTGTCCAGAGATCTCTGCGAGCAGAGGCAAATGACTTTCTCCCCGACCTTCACCGGCATGTTGATTCGGGCGGTCCCCGATCGGTATTGCCAGAGGGTCACGCCGCGGATCGTTGGGGGATCGACCGGGTCATCCTGATCCCAGTAGAGCCGCTTGAAGTCCGATTGCACATCGACCAAACCCTTTGGCTTGTCGATGGCTTTGATCGTTCCAGGGAAACAGATGTCGAGATCCTTGATCCGATCCTCGATCAGCTCGGAAATCACATCGACCAGATCGGGGGTTTCATGAGCGAGACGTGTCATGGTGTTGTCGCCTCCACGTCGATGTTCCACTCGCTGCCATGGGTGTCCCCTGAATAGATGGCTTTCTGGACGATCAGATCGCCCGTGAAGACGCTGTTCTGATCGAGCCGCACCTTCCCACCTGGGACGATCAGAGGGATCAGCAGCGAGCGGAAATTGACCCCCTTGTCCGTTCGCACAGGCGAGCCGATAAGCCCGGTCCTCGGGGTGAGGTTTACTGCCGGCTGGGGCAGAGCGCCGAATCGGTCGATGACATTGATGGCTCCATTCTGCACCGACCAGCGGAAGCCATAGGTCGAGGCGAAGTCATCCAGGATGCGTTTGTTCAGACCATTCAGGGTCAATCCCGTTCGGACGACATCGGTCGTCAGCACCGGCTTGACATAGCCAATAGGCAGCCCGAATGACTGGATCACATCGAGGATGACCCGATTCATGCTGAAGCCCGCGCCGTATGATTTCTGTATGGTGGTCGTCCGCAGTTGGGTGTAGCCGTCAATGATCTCAAGCTTCGTAACCCAGTCTGGGCCTGTGTATTCGCTACCGCCCTTTGCATTGCCGGTGAGGATGGTTCGGGTGAAATTTTGATAGCCAGCGGAGAGCTCTATGAAGAGTCCTTTTTTGGTTTCGGCTCCTGTCTTTTCTGGCGGTATGTTGCAGAAGTTTCGACTCTGCTGCGACAGGTTGTATATCTCAAGGACCCCTTGGTTGGTCTGTGATCCAACGGATCGCTCGACCTGAAACTTGAATCGCAACCGGTCCACAGTCAGCCGCTGGGCTGTGCGCAAGTTCAGGAGCACCACCTGAGCCGATCTGAGAAACAGGGGTTGCGAACCCTGCCCGGATGCCGTTATGATTTTGGAGTCAGCCACTTCTCTCCCCCTCAGCTTTCAGATTCCACGTACAACAGCACAACATCGACCCCGAATGATTCACGATCGGCATTGCGTTCCGCTCCTGTGAGATCCACGGCAAGGAAAGTTCCAGGTGGCCTGGTCGCGCGGGTATAGCCATCGAGTATGGGCAGGCCGGTT